GAGAAGATGCCTCCATTGAAACATGTGATTCAAAGCTACGATACTGCTTATTTGAAAAAAGAGACGGCTGACTTTTCAGCCATTACGACTTGGGGTGTGTTTTCCACCTCAGAAGATACGCCTGACAACTTGATCCTGGTTGATAGTGTAAGAGGAAGGTACGAGTTTCCAGAATTAAGGCGCAAGGCGCTTGATCTTTATAAGTATTGGGAACCGGATACTGTCATTATTGAGTCGAAGGCAGCAGGGCTACCCTTGGCGTTTGAATTAAGACAAATGGGAATCCCAGTTATTAACTTTACGCCGAGCAAAGGAAATGATAAGCATAGTAGAGTAAATGCGGTTGCGCCTCTTTTTGAGTCGGGCCGAATCTGGGCTCCAGTGGAGATGGAGTACGCTCAAGAAGTTATCGAAGAATGTGCTTCCTTTCCATACGGTGATCATGATGACTTGGTGGATAGTACCACTCAAGCGTTAATGCGATTTAGACAAGGGGGATGGATTACGCATCCAGAAGATTACAAGGATCCCAAGAAACCTCCAGAAGTAAGGGAATATTATTAGATGAGTATTTGGAATATTATAGGCATGATCCCCAAAGGGGGAAAATTTGCAAATGCAGTGGTGAATAAAGTTCACACCGCTGTGAAAGACTGGAAAAAATTTAAAGAAGCTATTACTCAAATTGATGATCTTCTAAAAAATAAAAAATTACAATTGGATGGTAAACAGAAAACCATCTTTGAGTCTAATAAAAATATTTTAAAAAATCATGAGAAAACATTAGGCAAGAAAGAAGGGGTGGAAGGATTATTTAAAAAGAAAAAACCAGAAGATCCCTTTACAGGTTGGAATCCTAGCGTTTATGAGAATCAACAGAATCTTCCTCCTTATACCAAGGAGATGGAAAAGATTGATAACATGCTGACGGATATTAGTGCCATGAGCGGTCTTTCTAAAACGGAGAAAGCAGCTTTAGAGAAGAACTTACTGGATAAAATGTCAGCTTTAATTGATAAAGGTCGAAAAGAATTTGATTTTAGTAAATTGTCTTTAGGGGAAGTTAATAAAAGACTTCAGGGGATTCAAAAACGAATTAGAGAGATTGCTGATAATCCTAATATCCCAGGAGATGTCTATAAAGGTCCTAAAAAAGATTTGATTGCTGCTATTTATGAAACGGAACGTCCTGCGCTTAACGCGGCTCGGACTAAATTAATTAAAGAAAACAATGTAAAAAAATATGGGGATAAATTTCCAACAATAGATCCAGATAATCCTAATTTTATTGTTTTATATTTAGATGATGGTGGAAACCCAGTAAAAATAAGTCGGTTTACAGGTAAGTTTAGTGCCACTAAAGATAAGAAGACAGGAGAAATAACTCCTTCAGAAGGAACGTCTTTCTGGGATACATGGGATCCTAAAAAAAACCAAATTAGAAAAGAAGGAACAGAAGTATTTCATGAAACGTTAAATAAGGACGGCAAAGTGATTATGTCTAATCCTAATTATAAATTAGGAGATTTAAAAAAAGTAAATATTTGGGATGAGCTTTATAGCACCAAGAGTACATCTGATTTAGCTAAAGAAGGATACAAATTACAAGATATTGATATGATTGTTAAAGCTAGAGTGGCTAGAAAATATTTAGAGAAAACAAAGAACCCAGATCCTAATATAGCTATGCACGAACAAACAAGCACGAGTGATATTGAACGAGTCATGCAGGATCTTTATACCCGTGGGGATGACGTTTACAAAATGACTATTGAAGAGTGGACGAATGTATTGCCGAAGTATTTTGCACAGGGAGGACCGGTTCCTGGCTATGCTACAGGTGGAGTATCCAATTTGTTTAGAAAAAAATTTAGTCAGGGAACAAAAGACCCCTTTAAAGAAAAGTTACTTGCAGAATTACTTAAATATTTAAATGAACAATCTGAAGAAGAGTATAAAGAGCTGTTAGAAGAGTGGGATATCCAAGGTCAGACTAAGCATGCTGATGGGGGTATCGCTAAACTTTTTAGGAAGAGAAAATGAGTATTCCCTTTTATATAAATCCAGCAACCGGTGAGTTAGAGCTTACAGCGGATCCTTCTCCTTTAAGAGAATCTTTGGGCAAACGTTTTAACTTGAATGAAATTTCTACTCGCGCCAAAACCTTAAGTCCTACAAAATCCTATACTCAGAAGCCCTACAATTGGGAACAAGGCAATTGGTGGGATTTAGAGGATGAGTCCGTAGGCAATACTAAAATTCTAGAAGACTTTGAAATCACCGAAGAGATGAGAAGAAGACCGAATGCAGAGGGGGGAAGGATTGGGTTTAAGAGAGGAAAATCTCAAGCATTACTTATAAGAAAGAAAGCAGCTGACGCTCTTAAAAAAGTTATTGATGCTGGGGAGCTATTAGAATTTAGAAAACTAGCTAAAGAGATTGATGTCCCTGCTACAACTTTAAGAAGAGTTTATGATGAAAAGTTTGCAGGAACAGGAGTTATGAAGCAAAGTCGAAATGCTGTAAGTGTTATTAATGATATCATTAAAAGCGGTGTAACAGATGCGGATAAAATTAAACAAATAGCAAAAGAAAAATATAAAATTAATATAGGGGATAGAAATATATCCAGGCTTGTTACTGCAGCTACAGATGTTTCAGTGGAAAATTATTTAAATGATTTTAAAAAAATGACATCGGATCCTAATTATGTGCCAAAATATATTAAACCTGCAACCGAAGTAGGAGGGACGGTTAATCAAAAAGAGGCTAGAAAAATAGCAAAAGAAACCATCGAAGGATTTGAAAAAAAATTAACAACAAATATTAATAGAAGAAAAAAATTAAAAAGAGCAGCTGATCCTGAAAAACGATTAAGTGATTTAGTCTCGAAACAAATGAGAAAAGCTAAAAAAAGATTTAAAGAAATTGGAAAGATTAGTTTATCCAAAGCAGATCTTACTTTTAATCGAGCGCAAAATACTATTCTTAAATTAGCGAATGAATTAATTAATAGTAATCCCGATGCTATTTTAAAAGATAAGGCTTTATTAGATAAGATTTCTTATCGAATTGATAATAATGGAAACATCATCAAGATTAAACCGGATTTAACTAAATTAATTGATCCTAAAGCTGATGCACGTTTTTTTCATTTAGGACATGGGAAAAGAGTTGAATTAGGAGGAGAGTTGTTAAATGTTCCTGCTAATAGAAATGCGGTACCTTTTTCTTTAAACATGGCTTTTACTAAAGATGCAGAAAAGTTTATTGAAGCAAATCACAATAAACCAGAAATGAAAAGTAAGATTGATAAAATTATAGCTAAAGCTAAAGAATTAAAAATACAATTACGACCTGATGTTCCCAAAGGAACTTTTAAAAATGCTAGTGGTAATCCTATAAGATTTATTGGATATCAACATAATGCTCATCCGGTTTTAAAAGTTCTGGATGTTGTAAAGACGTATATGCCTAAAAGTTTAAGAGCTCCTGGACGCTTGAAAATACCTGCTGCGGTATTAGCTTTAACAACTACATCTGCTAAGGCAGACTCCCTTGAACCTAGCGACAAGACACAAGAAGCTAGCGTCTTACCGGCAGTTATTAAAGACCATCCTTATTTAAGTAGCGCGGCAGCAGTCACAGCTGCAGCTCCAAAGAAAGTTTGGGAAGGAGTTAAATGGGCAGCTGAAAAACTTACTCCTTTATTAACTCCAGCTGGAAGTCACGTTTTGCATGGAGGTAAATATGATTTAACTAGTGGAACTGATTTAATGTCTCCAGCTTTTTGGAAACATGCTGTTGATGCTATGGGAAAAACATCAAAATTAGGAGATGCAACTATTCCCTTAAAGAAAAGATTAAAAGATCTAGCATGGAGAGGGTTATTACCTAATAGGTTTTTACCACTTATTAGTGGAACGGCATCAGTCGCAGCGGGCCCTATGCTCATTAACGATGCAGCAAAATGGTTGCAGCGTCAAATTGACAAAGAAGGTTTAACGGGAATGATTGCAGATCAGTCTGGAGTTATATCCGATGAAGCTGGAGCCAGTCTTTTTATGGAAGATGTGGTTGAAGAAAAGAAACGTAAAGATGCTGAAGGTATGGACTATGCTCAAGGTGGAATAGCGAGCCTAATCAAATGAGGAATCTAGATGAGATCGTTGAGGATATTAAGACTGTATTGGAAGAGAAAGTTGAACCGAACGTTGCGGCACATAATGGTAGTATTGGTTTTATTAATTTTGCCATGGATACTGGCGTCGCTACTTTAAAATTATCAGGGGCTTGTTCAGGGTGTGCCATGTCACAGTTGACCTTACAACAGGGTGTGGAACGATTATTAAAACATTATGTTCCTGAAGTAAATGCGATTGTAGGAGAAGATGATAAAAAGGCTGCGGAACAAGGCTATAAACCGTACGTGCCTAGAAATGAATTTAATGAAGAATCCAACCTTAACTAAAAATATGAAGCATGTAAAATGGAGTCAAATTCCCCCTGTTAAAGGCCCTGAGCCTAGAGCCTTGATTCTTGCTG